GTATATCCGTCATCTTCTGATATGGGTAAATATATTGTTTCTGGCTCAGGCATTTTAGCATACCCTTTGTTGATGTTACCTAGAAGGTTAAAGTCTTTCTTAGGGTTCATGGGAGTAAGGTGTCGAAGTTCTGCGGCATTTCAGGGTTAAGGTTAGGGTTGCGTACTCGTGCTGTGTAAACTCCACTGGGACGGGTTTGCCATATGTATGATGCCTTGTCTCCTCGACCTTTGACGGTGGCATGAAGTACGTAGTCGAAATATGATGGGATTATACCAGCGAGCTTACCCGTAAGTGATGGGACTATTTTTACTATGCCTGTTGTTTCGTTTTCTTTAGAGTCTTCGTGACATATGATTACTAAGTTCTTCTGCATCATTATTAATGCTTCAACGAACTTTATGGTTAAACGCATTGCAATGCCGTAGTCGGGTTGTGTAGGTGCGCTGTCTAATGGTTTGTTGTTAGATGCCATAGTGTAATCCATGATAGAACCGTAAAGGCGAGTCATAGAGTCTACGATTATAGTTTTAGGTTGAAGCTCAGGATCGGTTTTATGGATACGTTGTAGTGCGTCTTTGATTTGTACGTATGCTACTGGTTTCTCTTTTCCTTTGGAGGTTTCGAGTCTATCAGGAATTATGCCTCGGAATGTACCTTCGACAAAATCTCCTTCTAGGGCTTCACTGCCTTCGTCTATGTCTATGATGAAAGCTGGTAAAGCACCCTCAGGTAACGTACGAAGACAGTAGGTTTTCCCGCTACCGACATCGCCGTATATGAGTGTTTTCTTAGGGGCGTCTTTACGTTTGGTTGCCATATCTATGTGTTGTGGCATAATTAAAGATCCTTTTGTTTGTGAGTGACTTCTTTTACATGTGAATCTGGAGATTCATCTGACGTAGCATGGCAGATAATACATACAGGGTCTTTTTTCGTATGTATATACGCGTGTGTACACTCACAATCCCAATAATCGGGTGTAGTGTTTATCATGTTATTACTACCTTTCTAGCGGGCTGAGGTGTCCCAAGTTAATTTGGAGTATTGTGTTCCCTTAACGGTGGAGCGGAAGTCATGGCTCGCGCCACAAATGTCGAAATATGGGCACAAACGATTCCATGATGTACATGCGTCTTTACCGTACATAGGAAAGAATTCGTTGCAGTACATGTATAGGATACTCTGGCAGGTGGTTAAGATACCTACGGTCCATTCAGTTATTACTGAGGAATCGAACATGAGTTCACTACGATAGAAACTATCGTTTTTAGGGCTCATTAATAAGATGTCTGCTATAAAGTTGTTGCATTTATGGTATTCTGGTATTTGCTGACAAGCCCATGTGTAGCCGATGAATTGGTTACTTAACTGGTGAGAAGGTACTAGGTATTGTGACTCCCATGTTGAGGTTTTGTGGTCCATGCATAAGAGTTTGTCTTCACGGGATAGAATCTTATCTATGAGACCTCCGTACATTATGGCCCATTTTTCGTTTTGGACTAGGACTGTACCGAGTTCAAACTCGAAGTATAGTTCACTCTGCACTGTGTCGAGAGTGTTGTCTTCATCTTGCCAACGCTTAGCGTAGTTTTCTATGAGCCTTACGCCTCGACCTGGAGTACGTTTAGTGTCTTCTGGTACAGGTTGATATGCCTTTAAGAATGTGGCTACTGCTAGATCTATGTCCTCCATCATAAAGAGTGCGTCTAAGGCTTGGTGGATTGCTATGCCGAAGAGTAGTGGGGAATCTGGAGTTTTGATTTGATCTGGGGTTAAGGTGAAGCCGCCAGGGACTAAGGCTTCACCGATTCTGTGTTGGAACTTTCGTGGACAGGTTCTGTACTCGCTTAGTGCGTAGTTGTCTACTTTGATTACACGCTCGTCTGGATATATTCCGGCTTTCATATATCTGAATCTCCATTCCAAGTATCTAAGTTGTCTGAGCTGATTATTTGTAAAAGTGTTATGAGCATTAAGTGCATTACGTCACGTGGACTTTTTGTTATGCGTTGAGCGAGTACGTCTTTTAATATCACTACTTCTGGATCATCTTTGTGGAAATCGTAGAAGAGATGTAGTGATGCTTCGGACTCTAAGGCTTTAGATTTTATAACTGAAGCCCATATCTTAGGGTCAAGGTTGTCAGAATTATTATGGCTGCTATTCATTGGAAGACCTTTCTAAGAAGTCTGCTAATATGTCGTCTTCAAATCGTGCTTTCTGATGATCTCCTATTTCTTCTGTTATGTCTAGTTCTCCTAGTTTAATTGTTATGGATTCTACGTGAGGGTATTCCGGAGGATTTATTAGATCTCCTGCGAAGAGAACTGGGTTTATTATGGCGTGAATGGTTACGTCTATGTCTAAGGATGATTCTATGGTGTGTGTTGTATCTGCGTATGCCATGAGTAAAATCCTATATACTGTTAAGGAGATCTAGAGTTTCCTTGGAGTAAAGTTTCGCGTCATCTCGTGTACGTTCAGCTGCTTTCTTGCGAGCTTGAGGTCTGTCAGATCTCATAAGTTTTGCATTTTCTAGTAAATCTAAAGCATGACTTAATTCGGAATCTGTTAAATCCCGAGGACTACTTAACAGTAGCTCGTAGTCTGTGGGTATGGGTTCAAGATCTGATGTTGGAGCGTATGCTCGGTTTGGATCTTTGCCTATACCGTTAAGCCATATGTATGCTGGGTCATCGCTTATGTCTGCGATTTGACGTATTTCACCGTTCCAGTATACGTAGCTTCCTGATGCTAGGTTCATGGTTTCCTCGTTCAGCGCGAATTAAGAATTCTCGTAAAGCGCGTCTTAAGGTTTCTGCTCTAAGTCCGTGAGGATTACCTTGACGTTCAAGGTATCGCTTGAGCATTAGGTCTAAGTCTCGGTCTATGTTTAGATATATTCTACGCACTACTCAATCCTTGTTGTTAAGCCCATAATATAAGAGTGCTATGAAGCCTACTAAGAGTGCTAAGTCTAAGCCGTTCATATGTTTAGTGTCCTATTGATTCAGAGTTTGAATTAATGACTTAAATGCTCTCAAGCAATTCTAAGATTGCTTTAGTGTCTAAGGTTTGTGACTTTACACTCTTGGGCTTAGGTTTAACTTTTGACTTACGTGTACCTCTGGAGTACTTGCGTTGTTCTGGTTCTTTGATTGTCCAGAGGTCGTCTTCGTAAGCGAACTCTGATATGGTGTATTCGTGTCCGTTACTTAATTGGGCTTGGACTTTGTAAGCCCAACGGTTAGGGCGGGGTTTTATGTCTACGACCTTCACTATCTTATCGGCTCTGTCTATAGGTCTCCACAATAAGATGTCGCCTTTGGAGTATTGAGTAGGGACTTTAGATTGTAGCTCACAATCTAAGGTGTATTTCTCCATTTGTAAGGTACTAATCTCATGTTCGAGTATCTTAAGACGCTCTCTGATTTCTTGAGTCATGTTAATTTTCTCTTATTTCTTTTTGTATGTATGCGTGCCATTTTCCTGTGTCGAAGTTAGAGTATGCGCTGTTTAGTTTTTTACTTAATATATTCATCGTAGATGCTGTATGTGAAGTACTTCTGAAATCTTTTATTTCTCTGTAGTATGCTTCTATCACAGCGTCTGCGATAACTCTGTAGTCTTTACGTGTCATTATGTACACCTTTTCTTTCTTCTATTATTAGTGAGATTTTTAATTCTTTAAGTAGTTTTATACTTTTGTTATGTTTTTCTATTATTTCATTTATTTTGTCGAGCTTTGCGGTTAAGTCCTCGCTTAGAGTTACTTTTCGCACGCGTCTGGCTCCTCACTTAGCTCAGTGTCTTGAAAGTCTAAGACACTATATTTGTTTGTTTCGGTTTCGGTTTTTGGGGCTAATATAGATTCTATTGCGAGTGCTAGTTTAGATACTGTTGCGAGCTCGGTTGGTGATATGTCTCCATATACAGTAAGGTTAAAATGACTTCCATCCTTATATATTCCTTTGTCATTTAGGCGGAAGCTGAACTTCTTACCTTGGATAAAAACGCTTTTGAGGTTCATGTGTGTGTGTCTCCTATGTATGAGGTTTTGTGGTTGAATGTAATATACTAATATACACCTATTTGGTGGTTTTGTCAAGGGGTAAAATGCAAAAATGACATAAACCATTGTTTATAAATGGGTTATGACCTAACTTCTGCAAACTTCTACCAAACTTCTACAAACTTCACACACTTAAGTCGTTTATAAAC